TGTCAACCTGGGTATGTTGGAAGCATACTACAAAACAGATCATCGACTTGTTCGGATCCGTATTCCACGCCAATATGGTCGGATTGGGTTACGACTTCGAATACATGCGTCATGTCGGTCACGAATCTAAACAACCCGACAAGCCCAGTATCACCGATCAGCCCGACGAATCCAAACTCGGTGATCAGCAAACAAATGAATTCGACAACACAGATTGCCCCACCTGTGGATGTTCAACAAAACCCTGTTATTGTGAGTACCCCATTGGTAGACACAACGACAACAACAACAAGCCAAAGTGGGACTACACAAAAGTCAGAAAGCACCTCTGGGACAGCATCGAGCAATACGAGCAACTCTACAGGAAGCTCGGAAACCAACAAGACAGAGGCGAAAACTAGCATACCCAAAGGTAAAGAAATCGTTCCAGGTTTCGGTGTAGTCATGAGTATGCAATTACTAAATGCTGGCTACAATATGCAGCAACAACAAATTCAAGAATATATCAACTTAACACAGGAACAAGCATATGGCAGAGAACAAGACATTCTCCTTAACTTTATCACCTCAGATGATATTGGGATTAATTTTAACAGCATTGCCAATTATAGGTGGCGGAGCCTACTTGGCGATAACCCGCTACAACGAAGCGGTTTCGGCGATTGAGGAAGTTAAAGGTATTGGTGATATGAAATCTCAAATCACAACTTTAGAACTTCAAGTAAAAACGCAACAAGACAGAATAGCAGCATTACAAGATGCGTCTATCCGCATGCAAGAAAAATCATCAGATGCATTAGCTTCATCACGTGAAGCGCAAGCGTTAGCTAAAGGTAATACATTGGAAATCAATTCAGCGATTACCTCTATGCAAGAGCAAATGAAAGCCCTTCGAAAAGCCACCACTAACCCATTAGGAAATTAATTATGTTTAGTATGTTATCAGGTATTTTAGGATTCGCGACCTCTGGTCTCCCATCCATTTTAAACTTTTTTCAACAAAAGTCAGACCAAAAACATGAGCTTGAAATGGCTCAGTTGCAAATGCAACAACAATTGGCTATGGCTCAACAAAACCTTCAAGCGCAAGAACGTATTGAAGCAATCAACTTGCAAGAGAACTTAGTGCAAGCTGATGCACAAGAAGCTTCTGCATTGTATGCATTTGCTGCTAAAGAACAAGAAGGTGCAGCACAATGGATTGTTAATCTACGTGCTTCTGTGCGTCCAGTAATTGCTTACGTATTTGTTGGCTTATTAGTATTCACTGACGTATCTGGCATGATCTGGGCTATCTGGACAGGTGTTGACTTTAAAGAGGCACTTGACTTAGTATTCTCAGACCAAGAGATGGCGATTGTTGCCTCAATTATTGGCTTCTACTTCGGTTCACGTCACTGGAAAAACTAATGCAGATATCTGACAAAGGTATAGCATTAATTAAACATCACGAAGGTGTACGCTTGAAACCGTACCAAGATTGTGTTAAACTTTGGACTATTGGTGTAGGACACCTTATTGGTGATGGTAAATCCCTACCGCCAGAATGGAATAAAGTTTTCACTATGGAGGAAGTAGATGGGATTCTTCGAAAAGATTTGGCTCGATTTGAGCAGGGAGTGTCAAAGTTCTGTCCCGTGCAACTTACACAAGGCGAATTTGATGCTCTTATTAGTTTTAGCTTCAATCTTGGTCTTGGGGTACTACAGCGATCAACCCTCCGTCAAAAGATCCTTAGAAATGATAAAAAAGGCGCTGCGGAGGAATTCACGAAGTACGTCAGGGCAGGTGGTAAAATCATCAAGGGTCTCGTCACCCGTCGAAATGACGAAAAACAACTGTTCTTAGGAGGTTAAATATGAACAATTCTCTCTTCTTATTCTGGGCTTTTCTAGCTTAGTTTTCCCAAAAATCTAACATAGAATCATTAATTTGCGGTAACATACGCAGAGAAAGGATTAATCATGAACAAAGTATTTATACTTGCAGGATTGCTCACACTTTTTTCGATCACGTGCAATACGGAGCAAGTGAACCATACCAAGTTGGAAATGGATCTTTCAAAGATAGCCAATCAGGTTATTCTATTATCAAAAGAGGAAGGCTTTAGAAATGAAGCCTACCGAGACAGCCAAGGTAAACTTACCATTGGTATTGGTCACCTCATTAAAAAAGATGAGGATCACCTTAAACATAAGACGCTCACGGATGCCGAGGTATTACAGCTCTTTAGGCAGGATATAAAGTCCTGTAGCACTGCAGTGGAGGAGACGTCACCTTACGAATTAACTACATACCAATACGAGGCATTATTAAGTTTTTGCTTTAATATTGGCGTTGACAACTTTAAAAAGTCAACGGTTATTAGAAACATCAGAAACCACAATTTCCATGGTGCGGCTGATGCCATGTTACTTTGGAATAAGCCTGCCATACTAGAAGCTAGACGTTACAGGGAGCGCGAATTATTCCTACATGGGGCGAAAAAAGTGGCTTTTGTGCATTAGTAGAGCTAAGGACTGATCATCCTAATTTTATCAATTTTAACCTATAGGAACCAAAATGGACGGATTTAAAAGTAATACAAAAATGAAATCTGACATGCCATGCTACAAAGAGGGCGGTCACATCAATATCATGAAAAAGGGCGGCAAAGCTAAACATCACAAAGAAGGTGGTGACATTGCCCAAGATAAAGCTCTAATCAAAAAAGCATTCAAACAACACGACGAAGCTGAACACAAAAAAGAGCCAACAGAAATCAAGCTCAAAAAAGGTGGCCGTGATAAGAAAAAAGAAGGCACAGTTAAAAAATATAAAGCTGGCGGTGCAATCGAGATGCACAAAAAATCTGGCGACTTAGATGAAATCAAAAAAATTAAAGCTACTGGCGACAAGAAAGCTGACGCTAAATCTGCAGCACTTAAAAAAGGCGGCAAGGCAATGTGCAGCGGTGGTAAATATAAAAAAGGCGGTTCAGTAGAACCATCTACAGAAAAGAAAGTAGAAGCTAAAAAAGGCGGCAAGATTGGTAAATATTCAGCAGGTTCTGATGTAGAAAAAGAAAAATCAAAATTAGCTGGTGATGAAGACAAAATTAATAAAGTTCCACCAACAGGCGATAAAAAAGCTGATGCAGAATCTGCAGGTGCTAAACCTAAAGCTTCTGACTTTTTTAAAAAAGGCGGTCACGCATCAAAAAAAGCTAAAGCCGGCGGACATAAGAAGCACATGGCCGACGGCTCATTGACTGGTGCTTTGGATGCAAATAATCCAGCACCATACAATCCAGCTTCAGGAATCCCTCCTCAAACATTACAACAAATGTTGCAAGCTCAAGCGTATGCTAAACAGCAAAGAATGAATGGCATTCCAGCTATGCAACGACCACAAATGCAACAACCTACTCCTGGTATTCTTCCAACAGGTCGTACTGGTGGTATTAATCCAACTGCTAATGGTGGATGTTTTGGTCCCGGCTTTGTAATGAAAAAAGGTGGTCACGTTAAACATATGGCCGATGGTTCTTTAACATCGCCATTAAATCCAGCTCAACAAGCTGCTCTTCTTAGAGCTCAAGCATCAACAAATGCCGCTCAACAAGCTGTTAGAAGAGCTAATGCGGCAGGATTAGGTGGTGGTCAATCACTTAAACCTATTCAAGGTCAAGGTCCATATTCTGATGCAGAAATTAATGCGGCACTTGCTCAAATTGCTAAACGTGGTGGATTCTCACATACAGGAGACTAAGAATGCCAAGTAAATCAAAAGCACAACATAATCTCATGGAGGGTGTAGCACACTCTCCATCTTTTGCAAAAAAGGTTGGGATTCCACAAAAAGTTGGTAAGGAGTTTGCCAAGGCTGATAAAGGTCGATCCTTTAGCTCTAAGCCTATGCGTAAAGCTGCTGGTCGCGGGAGATAACATTGGCTTACTCTGGCACCTATGATCAAACCAAGATAACGGTCGATCAACTTATTAGCTATGCCTACCGTGATGCTGGTAAAACAGCAGAAGAAATCACGCCTGAATATATCAACGCTGGTAAACAGGCGTTATTTTACATCCTACAAAACTCTGTTAACCGTGGTGTTAACATTTGGTTGCAACAGATTGTTGTTCTTGGTGCACAAACCAATCAACAATATTTAAACATGCCAAAAAATTGCGTCGATGTACTCGAGGCAAACTGGATCTACATTGTTAATCCAACCATCTCTCAGGCACTCCCTTCTGATAATACAGGAGCACCTAGTTTATTTGATCAAAATGGTAACGCAGATTTAAGCCAACACGCAACATCTACATTATCTGAAAACTGGTTTGGTGCTGCATACTCAAATCAAACACGTGTTTTCTATGCAGGATTTAATGCATATTCTCCTAATGGTCCAACAACTTATGATTTAGATTTCCAAGTAAGTAATGACGGCGTTAATTGGGAAACTTGGCAATCATTTCCAGAAGTAACACTAAACGATTATGAGTGGTCTTACATTACTATTAATGCAACACAACAGTTCTATTACTATCGTTTAAAGAATCGTAATACAAGTTCTACATTCTCACTTCGTGCTATTCAGTTTGCACAATCACAACAAGTCATTCCATTGGCTCGTTTAAATAGAACTGACTATTTTGATTTACCTAATAAACAATTCCCAAGCCAAAGATCATTACAATTCTGGTTTAACCGTCAGGTTGATCCACAAATGTATCTATGGCCAGTGCCTAACAATAACTACCAAGCATTCCAAATGATTTTGGAAATGCAACCTCAAGATGTGGGTAGTTTAACGAATCAACTTTATTTACCTGATCGTTGGGTGCCTTATATTCAATCTGCACTATCACACAAATTATCAATGCAGTTACCTGGCACTGATTTAGCACGTATTCAGTACTTAGAAAAAATTGCGCTTGATATGCGTCAACAAGCTGAAGAAGAAGATCGTGATAAGTCTCCAATCTATTTCCAACCTAACATAAGTTACTACACTAGATAATGACAGGCGCATACGTACAAACCTACGACAATTTAGTTGCTGATGTAATTAATTACATGGAGCGTGACGATGCACAATTCGTGGCGCAAATTCCTAATTTAATTGGATTAGCAGAATCTGCAATCGCTGCAGAACTTAAAACATTCTTGCAACTTGTTGTTGTGGAGACATCATTAGCAGCAAATCAAGTTGTTTTAAATAAACCAGCAAGATGGCGTAAAACTGTATCTATGAAAGTTAACGGTCAACCTATCTTGTTACGTTCACAAGATTATGTAGCACAATATCAAAATGAGTCTACATCTGGTCAACCTATTTATTACGCTGATTATGACTACAATAACTGGGCGTTTGCTCCATACCCAGATCAATCATATCCAGTTGAAATAACTTACTACAGTTTAGTTCAACCATTAGATTCAACTAATCAACAAAATCTATTTACACGCGAGTGTCCTCAAGCGATGTTATTTGGTACTTTATTGCAAGCGCAAGGTTATTTAAAAGCACTTGATAAATTACCTATCTGGAAACAATACTACGACGATTCATTAATAGCACTCAAGAAAGAAGATAATGCTCGTCGATTTGATAGAAACACAACTATTCAAGAGCCTTAAACATGACCACACCTATCTATACCTCACCATTTACTGGAACCGTTGTTCAACCAACAGACGTTTCATATGAAGCGCTAAGTTTTTCAGTTAACACTCCACTCTATTGGCCATCAATTGCCAATGCTGAATTGGGTCAGACTGCAATCGCGCGTATTATGGATTGTTCTGCTAATGCTAGTTCATTATCATTAGCTCTTCCAGAAGCAGATCAAGGTACAGTTGGTACTGATGTACTTATTCGCAACACCGGCAATACAGCATTTACCGTCACTAATTTTGGTGGTGGTAATTCAACAACAGTTAATGCTGGCATATCACAATATTTCTATTTAACAGATAATTCATCAGCAAATGGTGTTTGGGGTACAATCACGTTTGGTGCTGGTATGTCTGCAGCAAGTGCTTCTAGTTTAGCTGGCTTTGGATTATCTACAACAGTTAACGGATTACTTACAACATCAGACAATATTGTTCAAGTATCCATTAATACCACACTTACTAATAATAGCCGTGCATCAACTTATGTTTGGACTGCAGGCGCTGGTACATTTACACTACCTTCTTACGCATCAATCACACCAGGATGGTATGCTAATTTTAGAAACAATGGTACAGGATCTCTTACCATTTTACCAAATAGTCCATCTACCATTAATGGCGTATCAAACATAGTGACCAATCCAGGTGATTCTGGAATGATTATATTTGATGCTAACTCAAATAACTTCTTTACTGTAGGTTGGACATCTCCTACAAACATTACTTTATCTGCTGCATCTTATGACGTAGATAGTATTAGTGGTAATGCATATAGTTTAGTTGCTAGTGCACCAATGATTCAAACGTATGTTAATTTAGCTAATACAAGAACAAGCACATTAACAATTACATTACCAAACATTACACAGTTCTATGTATTAATTAATGATACAACGACAACATCTTATAATCTTAAATTTGCAATATCTGGAAGTTCATCTCCAAACATTACATTGACTCCAGGGCAGGTTGTATCTTTAGTTACTGATGGTGGAGTATTCTTTATTATTACACAATCCACGGTGTCGTCTCTTTTTGCACCTAATGGATCCGCAGCTGTTCCATCATTCTCTTTCATTAATGATACTGCAACAGGTTTATATTTAGCTGGTACAAGTATCCTTGGTATTACAGCCAATGGTTCTCAAATCATGCTTCTTAATAATACCAATACTTTAAATCCACAAATTAGTACACCTGCAACTATAACAGCTAATAATATTTCTGTAACTGGAACATTTTCTGTTAATTCATTAAGTACGACTGCTAATGCATCTATTGGTGGTAATTTAGCAGTAACTGGTAATTCAACAATAACAGGATCATTAACAGCAGTAGGCGGAATTACTGGCGGAGTATTCTAAGTGGCTGATCAACAGCAACAACAAGCTCAGGCACCTCAACAGTATAGTCAAGTCTATACATTAGTTGTTGATCCAGGTGTTAAACGAGACGGTACTATATTTGAATCTAAAGAATGTACTGATGGCGTTTGGAATAGATTTCAACGTGGTCGCCCTAAAAAAATAGGTGGTTACACTCAGCTTTTTGCTACATTTAATGGTGTGCCTCGTGGCATGGTGATGAACTCCTATAATGGGGTTAACTATGTTTTTGCAGGAAATCAAAATGGTTTAGATGTTTTTGCAACAGGACAAAACTTCGGATCTGGTGCGGGACCATTTAGTGCATTATTAGAGGCAGGATATTCAAAATTTGCTGTTGCAAACAATACCTCAAATACATTTACCATATCTTATACAGCTTCCAATGGTAATGCTCAAAGTTTAACTTCTGTATTTAATACTGGCGCTACAGTTATTTTTAATCAAAATACCAATCCAGTTACATATAGTGTTTCTACAAGCTCTTACAATAACGTATCTAATACAACTACAGTCACACTAACAACGCCTATTGCGGGAGGCGCAAATTCTGTCTCAAATGTGTGGTTAGATAACGTTAGTTTTGCGCCAAGCGCAAATTTATTGTGGCAATTTGATTATCAATACAATGTACAAGGTGGTACATTAAATCTATTAGCCCACCCCGGTCTTAACTTAGCTAATATTGATAACGGTACTCCATCACCAGTCTATGTTGGATCCACTGTACCTAATTCATCTAATCAATGGACATTTACTGTTCTTGCTGATACAAGCGGAACATCCCCTACATTTCAACCTATTTCAGTAAACGGTGGCGTTTGTGTACTTCACCCATTTATATTTGTATATGGCGAGAATGGATACATTGCTAATAACCACGTTAGTTCTGTCTATAATAATCAAGTTTTAACAGATTGGAACGGCCCACTTGCCAATCAGGTCAACTTAGCGGCTGGTAAGATAGTTAAAGGTATGCCAATCCGTGGTGGTACCGTAGCACCATCAGGATTATTCTGGGCGACTGATAGTTTGATTCGTGTGTCATTTGTTAATAACCCACCTACATATTGGCAGTACGATATTGTGTCAAGTGAGATATCTATTATGTCGTCCAGCGCCGTGGTTGAAATGGATGGCGCTTATTACTGGATGGGTGTTGACCGATTCTATGTATACAATGGTGTCGTTCAAGTATTGCCAAATGACAAGAATGTAAACTGGTTGTTTAATAATTTAAATTTTACACAACGCCAAAAAGTATGGGCTACAAAAGTACCAAGATACAATGAGATCTGGTTCTTCTATCCACGTGGCACAAATACAGAGTGTACCGATGCTATTATCTACAATACAAAAGATAAGATTTGGTATGACGCTGGTCAGGCAGAGGGTGCTCAAAGATCATCTGGATACACCACAGAAGTTTTCCCAACACCTATTTGGGGTGATTGGAATTACAATGTAAGTTATAGTCGAGCCTATACAGTAAGCGCTACCCCATCAGGCCAATCAGCTCCAACAACTTCTCAATTTTATACATTGGGAGATGTAACTACAACATTTGTACCTGGTAGTTATGTAACTTTCAGTAACTCAAATACGGCCGCTGCTAAGTATCAAATTAATACTAGCGTACATATTTTTAATACAACATTAGAAGCAACCGGCGGTGTTACGCTTATTACTGTAAATGGCCCTATTGTTGGTGGATCGCCTGCAGCTAATACAGCATTTTATGCTATCAGTGGTGGATACGCAATTTGGCAACATGAGGTTGGTTTAAATAAGGTATCGTTCACTACGGAATCAGCAATTCCAGCAAGTTTCACAACGTGTGATTTAAGCTGGGTTGGTGGATCACCATCAGGTCAAGGTACGCCAGGTGTTAATAGACGTATGCATTTAAGACGTATTGAGCCAGACTTTGTTCAAGGTGGTAATTTAACCATGAACATTATTGGTAAGCCTTTTGCTAATGGTCCTATATCTAATTCAGGCCCTTATACCATTACAACAAGTACAGATAAGATTGACTTACGTGTAGAGAATCGTGAAAATAGACTTCAATTTGCCTCTAATGAAGTTGATGGTAATTATGAAATGGGTCGATTATTAGTGACTGCTGAGTTCGGTGACGAAAGGCCATAATGGCTAATAGCGCTTCAGTTACGCGATTTAACCAGTATTTTCCATATATTCCAGCATATACAACGTGGAATGATTTTAATGGGAATATTATTTTGTTTTATAGTGGTCAACCCATACCACATACGGATGAAGCTAATTGGAAACACACGGCAAATAATATGGCTCAACTACCCGTGTTTTCCAGTTACCCACTCCCCAACCCAGAATTATTTGATAATTGGCAAGATTGGGCACACCAATTTAGTTTAATTGTGAATGGTAGACAGCGTCAATAGGGCGTATAATAAGCCTTTTTTGCATTAGTATACCTAGATGATATCATACCAAAAAGAGACCGTTTCATCATTTTTTAAAGACGCATACCCTTTATTTGATGAGCACCATAAAGAAGTTTCTGAACGTCAAGATTTAATTGATCATAACTTAAATGTCGATCAATATCAAATTATGGAAGATCGAAATATGTTAGAGATTCTAACTATTCGTGATGATGGTAAATTAATCGGTTATCAATCTTGGATTTTATTTAAAGCATTACACTATAAAACAGTTTTAACAGTATCATCAGATTTATTATATATTTTGCCAGAGTATCGTAAAGGATTATTTGGCTATAAGTTCCTTAAATGGAGTTTATCTGTAATTAAAAAACGTAAACCGCAAAGAGTTTTGATTGGTATTAAGCCAAAAAATGATTTTAGTAAGATACTAAAAAGACTCGGTGCAAATCATTTTGAAACAACTTATTCGATA